GTTGAAGAGTCACTAAGCGATGAACAACGTCGCGACTTTTCTGTCAGTTTCGCTTGGCTTTACAGTGATGTTCTTAACGACCTTACAAAGGCAATTGAACGTCAAGATATAAAGCCGAAGCATGGTCCCGGTTCTACTCAGGATAAACTCCTGGGGAACCGAAAGTGGGAACTGCCCAGATGGACAGACCGACTTGAATCTCTATTCCCTTATTCGCGCTATTGCACGAACACTTGGGGTAGAAATTCGGACTACGGATTCTCGCTCCTCCCAGTGGAGCAAGAACCACCTGTTAAGGTGGTTTTTGTTCCAAAGACTCAGAAAACGCCACGAGTGATCGCCATGGAACCTACGCATATGCAATATATGCAGCAGGCTCTTATGACGACACTCATTCCGTTGCTTGAGAGAAGCCGTATTGGCGCCTCTCAGGGATTTACCGATCAACTTCCTAATCGCGTGAAAGCGCGAGAAGGATCAGTGACTGGTAAGTTTGCAACGATTGACCTTTCTGAGGCTAGTGACCGCGTGATAGCTAGTCTAATTGATGACGCGCTATCACCCTGGCCCACCGTTCAAGAAGCGGTGATGTCCAGTAGGTCACTTCGCAGCATGCTTCCTTCTGGTAAAGTTCTTACCTTGAGGAAGTTTGCTTCTATGGGGTCTGCTCTTTGCTTCCCCATTGAGGTGATGGCGTTTTCAGCTATCATCTTTATGGCGTTGCGTAAGACAGGCGGACATCCTCCCGCAAAGGTGCTTCGCACCTTTGCGTCAGGAGAGGTACGCGTTTACGGGGATGATATCATTGTTCCCGTAGATAGTGTCCTCTATGTTGAGGAACTCCTTGAGGCCTATGGCCTCAAAGTTAACAGGTCCAAATCTTTCCATAAAGGAAAGTTTAGAGAGTCCTGTGGTGGCGACTATTACGATGGGACAGAAATTACTCCCGTTCGTGTTCGTCGCGACCTTCCTTTGCATAGAACACATGTTGAAGAGCTTGTATCCGCTTGTTCAACAGCCAATCAGCTGTCGGACGGCGGGTACTCTCGAGCCTCTGAGTACCTTCATGGTTTGGCCGAAAAGATTCTTGGCTTTTACCCTGATGTACCTAGAGAGAGTGATCTTCTGGGCAGGTGGTCTTATGACCCAACCCCAGCAGGTTACTCCCGTGCGCTGCAATGCCCTGTTTATAAGGGTTTTGCACCATACTCGAAAGCTCCTAAGTCATTACTCACAGGCTACCGAGCGCTGTTTAAAGCGCTCAGTGGTAAGTGGGATGATCCCATGCATAAGGATCATATGACACATGCTGGTAGGCCGATCACCTATACACTAAAACGATCTGTGAGGTCTGGCGCCTAGGCGTCAGAGTGGGG